ACTTCACCAACGGTCAACCCATTAGCACAAGCTGTAGGTACTGGTATTCAAGGATTGGCTGCATACGAAGCGTTAAAGAATTAAGGTCTCATGGTTAGTGCAATACTAAGACCTTTGTTTCAAAGAACAGCCAGAGGTTTCAACACACCGCAAGGTAGAATGTTTACACTTGGCATGATGCCTCCAATGATTGACTCTATTACAGATCAAAGTGGTCTTACTCCTGCAGATTTTGACACTGATGTAACAGAAGATATAAGCACAGAAATAAATGTAACATCGAAAGATCCTGTGCCGAAAGGACCTGTGGATGGACCTACGGTTTCTGCTGAAGAACAGTCAGCAGAAGAAGAAATAGTTAACGAACAATCTCTTACAACGAACGAAGGAGCTGGCACAGAAACAGATAATTTTGCGTCAAATGAAGTGCAAAACGATCCTGTAATAGCAGACTATATAGACAATGATAGTGTTAAAAGAATAAATACTTACAAAGATGTTATAAAACAATTTATAGGAGATTCTTCTGGTGACAAATTACAGAAAGTTGCACTATTAATGCAAATAGGATCTTCGTTGATGTCAGGTAGAACAAATCAACCAGGTCTTAGAGGATTCTTTGATGTAGTGGGACAAACAGGACAACAAACTGCGCCACTGTTATTTGAAATGGGCGTGCAAAAAGCAAAAGCTGATCGTGAGATAGGAGCTGCTGCATTAGATTTATACTTTGAACAAATGGAAGACATGCAAGATAGAAGTGGTCCATACGTCATGGTATATCAAAATTACAAAACAGAAGATGATGGTAGCTTGTCTTTGGATGGAAAAGGTCGACCAATTAAATTAGAAAAACCACTCAAAGTATTGACAGTGAAAAGAACAAGTCCAGAAGAAAGTAAATTTTATGGATTCAATCAAGCGTATGGTTTTGATGTATTTAGTTTTGTTGAAGCTGGTGAAGGTCAAGATGCATTTGGATTAAACTATGCTGATCAAATAAATGTAAAAGGTGACGCATCTTCTGATGCACAAGTGCAATATGCAACATATGTTAAACGTGGATTGATACCACTAGCAAATGAAATTATACCACTTATTATTGAAAGACCAGACTTAATTGGTGCATCTGGTGAGATAGGAAAAATAGTAGGACCAATAGCACAGGTATTTGAAGAATTTACTGGTAGTGTTATTGCAGGTGATTTTGATTCTCCAGATCCTACAGGTTCAGGGTTCGCTGTTCGTGAAACAGCAAACGGCACGATGAATATAGGTGGCGTAGAAGTGCCTGTATTTATTGATAGAGAAAACAAATATGGCGGTAATGGATTAACACAAGATAGATACGGCACAGGTTTAGGTGGTGATGACTATGGTGTAGATGCTAATGGACAACCAGCAAGAGCGTACGTTGTTGCAGACACATTCACAAAACTTTTACAATCCGGTGGTGAACGATCTGTACTAGAAACATTTGAAACAACATTAGGTTTAATGTTAGCAAGAGACAGACAGCCAACTGGTCGTATGTTAGCAGACGTTTTACGTAGATCATTTGAAGATGTAAGATTAACAGGTATTGGTGGTCGTACAACAGACAAAGCAATAATACAAAACTATGTAAGAATATACAATCAACTGTACAATAACATGTCAGGTGCTTTGACACTTGCTGGTTATGACAAAGAAAAACAACCAGATTTCTTTACAATAGAAGGATCTAAAAAATTAGAAAATGCATATTACAATTGGCTATCAAACAATCCAGAAGAACGAGCGCTTAATCTTGATATATCAGGTGGCATGGGATACGCAGACTGGATGAAAAGTTTTGAAGGTAATATACAAGTAGATCACAACGAAAATATGCAACAAAGCGAAACAACTTATGAAAGTATATTAAATAAGTACGGATTAAATTAATGGTAGATGTAACAACACAACAATTTGAAAAAGCAGCATCAGAGTTAGATGCAAAAGATAAAAAGTTTGTAAGTAAAACTGAAGGTGGTGTGCCACAAACAAAAGCAGAAGAAATAATTGCAAAGAATAGAAAAACAATGGAGCCCGTAGCAGAGGCTTTTCAAGCACCTTTTCAATTATTAGGTAATTTACTTGTACCAGGCAGTCCTTTTGGAAAAGATAATCCTTTTATATCAGATCAAGCAACGCGTGATGCAAGAGCTTTAGAATTACAAAACCTAAAAACATACAGAGAAAAAAGAGATACTGTTAGAGACAATGTAGTTAACATAATCGCAAGAGCAAAAGAAAAATATCCTGACATGAATCAGCAACAAGCAGCTGAACTTGATGCTGATATACAAGCTTATATTAGATCCATGGGTCTATCACAAAAAGATTTTACAACTATAACACCAAGCACTTTACTTATGGAAGATGAGTTTGGTTTATATACATCTACACCAAATCCTTATCCTGTTGTAGAGGCTGGACAAGAAATGGTTGCAGGAACAGTTGGTGCTTTGAAAGGATTTAAAGCAGGACCAGTTCTATTAGACGCATTCAACAATCCGTATAGATATGGAACAAAAGGATTAGCTTCTAGATTTATGGCTGGCATGGCACGTGGTGGTAAAGTGCCTGGACCATGGTGGGCAAAAGCGTTAGGTGCAATTATTGGTGGTGCTGCAGGTGTAGGTATAGCTGATTATGGATATGAAGTTCAATTAGATATAATGAACAAAGCTGGCACAGCGAAAAAGTTTCTAAAAAATAGCGACAATCAAATGTTAGAATTGATGTCAAATGCAATACCTGAAAGATTAACATTTGGTCCTGAGGGTATTAATCGTCCTGATCAAGTCACAAGAATAAAAGGAGCACTGAAAGATGCAGCGATTGATGGTGCAATATCTAGTGTTTTCTTTGGAGCAAGACCTGCCTATTATGCAACAAGAAGATTCATTGGTGGTAATGTATTTGGTATGTTTAAACCAAGAGCAGGATCTAGAGTACCTGCTGGTAAAGAAGTTTTAGATGCAGAACAAAGATTGTATCAGTCTGGTAAATTTTCTACCATGCTACAAGAAGATCCGTTGACAAAAGAATTTGTTGAAACATCTATAGGTGGTCGTACACAAGATATAAAATTAAATATACCTATTATTGGTAATTTAATGACAAGATTGATAAGAAGCCCTGTATTTAATTTTTTAAGTCCAGCAGAACTAAAAACACCATTAAAACAAATTGGGGATTTACTACCACAGACTCAAAAAATGGTAGGAACGGACGTTCAAAGATCAGACGTTGGTTCTCCTATGCTTTCAGGTTTTATGAAACTTCTTGGTCGTGCACCAGTCATAGGCACAAGAATATATAGAAACAAAGCAGATCAAATGAACGCTTACATGGATCTTGGTGGTAGCATAATACAAAAATTAACTTTTGCTCCTATACTAAATGTTAGTGAACACGGAGCAAGAATTGCAGGATTGGGTAGTGCAGCAGCAAGAGGATTTAGAGATGCGGCCGCAGAAAAACAACAATTACTTTTGGAAGCAGCAAGAAAATACGGTGCTGTTGTAGATGATTCTACATTAGTTAATGAAGCAAAAAGAATATATCAAAAAGCTTTAGCACAAAGACAAATAGTGCCAACGGATCAAGGAACAGCTACTATTGGTAAAGACGTTCCTGAACCTTTTATTAACTTTTTAAAAAATCAAATTATAGATCCAGGTATTGCAGGTGCTAGAACCATAGAACAATACTATGGTCTTCGTGATCAAATGGACAAACTGTATAATAAGTTTTTAAAAAACGCTGACGGAGAAAGTCAAGCAGATATTTTAAACATGTATAAAGCATGGGAAGCTGACATCGGTAATTTATCAAAGTCAGGCATACCTGAAGTAGAAAAACTATGGCGTGATTATGAAAAGTTTGTAAGCAATGGCATGATGATGTTTACAACAAAAGCAGGAAAAGCTGTAGCTGGTCCTGTAGAAAGATTTGGTATGGCTATCAACATAGATCCTGATCGTCAAGCAACAAACATATTTGAAACTGTAATTGACATAGCTAGAAAAGATCCAGCGAACGCTGCCACAAATTTAGCTACAATGAAAAATATAGTTGGAGACAAAGCTTACTATGAAGGATTGGGTATTTACTTAAATAAAGTATTTAATAATTCAATTGTACAAAAAGATGGTGCAGAATTATTTGATGGTGAGGCATTTAAACGTGCGCTTGGTTTAGGAAAAGACAATCCTTTAAAAACATTATTTGAAAAAGCATTGCCTGGTCCACAAGTATCAAAGATAGTTGTGAGAGATGGACAAACTGGAGCTGTGAGAGAATTTGACAATGTTAATTTTAATGAAGGATTGAAAGGCATACAATATGAATTCGCACAAGGTATAACTGGTAAACAAGCAGCACAGTTACCAACATTAAAAGACTTAGATGATTTTGCAACAATCATGTCTGCAGCTGCAGCTAACGGCATACCAGAGATAAGCACTTTCATGGCACGTCGTGCAGTTATGGGTGGTATACGTTCCGGTATTGCTTCAGCACTACCTACATCTGCATTAGGCATACAACAAAAAACAGTAGCGGCTGGTGCATTAAGTGCGTTTGGTGCTGGTTGGTTAATACCAGCAGCTTTGGCGTATGGTGTAAGATACATGGGTGGAATAATAACAAGCCCACCTTCTCTTCGTGCATACAGAAACATATTAGATGACACACTGCCAGAGCAAGTTAGATTTGCTAACTTTGTACGTCTTGTAAGGCTACGTCCTGAAGAATGGCAAGAGTTTGATCGTGAACTAGCAGAGATTGAAAAAGAACAAAGGTATAAAGAACAAGTTGGTCAAACTATGGCACCGGCAAGAAGTGCACTAGAGGTATTTGGTGAAGCTGGTAAAGATCTTTTAGATAAAGGTAAAGGAATAGTAGAGGACACAATGGGCACACCAGGTGAATCACCTGCAATAAACATATTGAATAGAATACAAAATCCTCCACAACAAGACTCAAATTATTTTGCAGATGAAGTATCAAGTATTGGTTCTTCAATAATGCAAAACCCTAACATGAATCCTGCAGCTGCAGCTTCCTTGTACGAAGGAAACTTGGACCAGGCACTTGCTAATAGAGTGGCACCACGTATGGCAGCGAAAGGTGGCATAATATCTTTGGTGACTTGATGAGCATACGAGATATTATGTGGATACTTGGTATATTTGTGGCACTTGGTGCTACATGGGGTATGACATCACAGCGTATTAATGCGATGGAACGTGATATTGATAGAATAGAAGAAGCACTTATTTTGTTTACAAAAATGGAAGCTAGAATAGCTGTCATAGAAAACGAAATAAAAAACATAAATAAAAAATTGGATAGATAATGAACTACGATAAATTACTTGAATCAGTTAAAAAACACGAAGGATATAGAAACAAAGTCTACCTAGATACGTTAGGCAAGCGCACCGTGGGCGTTGGCCATTTGTGTGTAGAAGATTTTTGGGAAGATGACAAAGAATACGAAGAAGATTTTTTAATGGACATACTAAAAAAAGATTTGCAACAGGCAATACGTCAAGCAGATTCAATGTGTGAAGGATTAAAAATAAGTGAAGATGCAAAAATTATAATCATTGAAATGATTTTTCAGCTTGGGGGGACAGGAGTTTCCAAGTTCAGAAAAATGTGGCAGGCGCTTCAGCAAGATCCACCAGATTACGCAGAAGCGTCCGTCCAAATGCTTGATTCACGATGGGCAAAACAGACACCTAACCGTGCAAAAGAAATGGCTAGGCTTATGTCGGAGTGTGTGGTATAATGCCGCAGTGCAATTAATACAGAAATATAATTACGCAGAACTAAAAAGAAAAGAAGGAGATGCAAGGTTATACTTGACACCTGATGGTGAAGCATTACCTTCTGTCACCACAATACTATCTAAAACAAAAGATAAATCTTTTCTAAGGAAATGGCGTGCTAAAGTTGGTGAAGAAGAGGCAGAAAAAATAATACGTGATTCTGCCAAGATTGGAACCGCGCTCCACCTATACATAGAACGTTTTGTGAACGGAGATAAATACAAAGACTTGACAGAAGTTGGTGTTCAAGCAGAAAAAATGGCGCAGAAAATAATTGATGAGGCTTTCAAAGATATAACAGAAATATGGGGGTCGGAAGTGCATCTGTATAACCCAGGTAAATACGCAGGCACAACTGACATGGTAGGAGTGTACAAAGGTA